ATATTTACGAAGTTCTTTGTAAAAATTATCCAATTCACTTTGTTTATTAGTAGGTTTTTTATGTCTTTGTTTTGGAAAATGTTGATGTCTTGTTCTTTTACGTGTCATATTATTCGCACGAATAATCCTACCTAAATGTTGTCGTGTTATATCAAGTTCATTATATTTATTTTTCATATCAAACAACAATTCATTCATAGTTAGTTGTTCGTTTTTATTTAGCATATCTAATGCAGTTTTAACCTGTTCTTTTTTGACTTTGTAGGAAACTGATTTTCTATTACGCCTAGTTAAATTCTTTGTTTCTTTGTATCTTTCAACCCATCGTTGTAATGAACTTTTTTTACAATCAAAAACTTTACAAGTTTTACTAAAACTATCGTTATTTTTCAAATAATATTTTACAGAAGCAATTTTATAATCTTCAGTTTTATGCTTCATTATATACTTATAATAAAATTAGAAAAATACTCAAAAATCGTCCCATTTTAAATGTTCAAGGGTGTATATCTCCTCCCGCGTTTATGTATTTTCGCACATTTCGGTCATTGCCAAAATAGGCAGCATTCAACAAATCTTGGTCTGTTTGCCTTATTTTTTTTATTTTATTTGTAATCTTCCATCCTTTTGCAAAAGGGTCCATATATTATCTATTGGTATATATTTACATTATTTTTGTATTATCTAAATATTCAAGGATCTAAATTAGCATGCCAATGGATAGAACAATCTTCATTTTTACATAGTTTATGCGAGTCGTTTGTATATTTATCCCAATATGGAATTGCGTCTGGATTATTTTCACCAATCATATGTTTATGTTCGTCGATATGAGATATACCTAATACTCCCGTGTTGATATAAATGTCTTTTACATAATTTCGTAATTCTGGATTAATCATGTGGCCATATCTTAACATATGATTGTCTGGTATAGTCAATGATTTTGACCAACGCGTTGAACATGCAACGGATATGTCTGTTTTATTATAAACTGAATGAAACCAAGACATTGGGTTATACAATATATCCTTTTCTTTCAAATCTATTTCATACCGTTCGGCATATTTAATCAACGGAAATTTGTGTAAAAAATCATCTGTATCCATGTTCAATAATCTGGATTCAGATGCCATATAAATACCTTTTTCTTGGAATTTTGGATACAATAGCGCTAATTGATTTGGATTGAAAAAAGTCCATTTTTTCTCGCCTTGTATCATCAAATAAAAATTGTTTGTATATGCTGCATGTAATGCTGTACCAGTTCCTTTTACTACTCCTAAAAATAATTGTTTACTGTCGTTATTCATATATCCATTAATATTGTTTTTGATTATATCCATATCAGAATCTGGTAATAAATCATTATAGTGATAAAATAGGTTGGTTGAATTTGTAATATAACATTTATTTTCTAAAATATTTTTCAGTTCCGTAAAAACATTATCTGGGCAAGTTTTTTCTGCACTTGGACTCATATATACCTTATTATCTCCCGCAATTTTCAGAAGGTTCTCAAACCGCATAGTTTCAAAACATTTTAGTTCTATTCCGCGCATAACAAACGGAAAATCATTCTGTATACAATGCATAACATTTTGTTTGAAATCAACGTCATTCGCATGAAATATTGGTATTTTTTTTGCTCGTTGATGAATACCGTATTTTTTCAACCATTCTAAATTTCTATTACAAATCGATTTTATTTGTTCACTATTCAATGTATTCTCGCCTTTTGGTATTCTAGGGAATATCGCTTTGTTGAATTCTGAATAATAATCTAATGGCATTACATGAGTAAATCCATATTTCATATTGGAACAATATCTAGAGTCGGTTATCCAATAATTTCCAAACAATGCATACAAATCATATACAAAAAACATCATATTGATATTAATTGTTCGTCTGAATAAAATATAAATAATAATTATCAAGATTACAAGTATCCAGTATATTTTGTAATTTTTGTAATTCTGTTTCATATATAATAAATATATACATTTATTATATTTTTTACCCATAGAGTTATATATCTAATGATATGGTATTTTTATCGGAACGTTGTTTGCGCTTTGAACGTTTTGGTAAACTATTGTTTTGTGCATCCCGTAATGAACTAATGCTTATCATACTATCATCTTCATTGATGGTATCGTGTATATCTACGGTGCGTGTTTTTAATCCAGCTAAAATATTATCTATATCACTATTTTGAGGTCCGCGCATTTCTTGGCGTACTGTTGGTGCATTTACATCAGCATATGAATTATTCAAATCTATACCTTCTTCACGGAACATCGCGCCGCGACTTGCATTTATGTCTGGACGACTTGATGGGCGTTCTGTGAAAACCATACCAGGTCTTTGCATGGGTGGTTGATTTTTAGTTTCTACTGGCGCTGGCGGAGGTGGGCCTTTTGGTCTTTGTGATTTTTGGTCTTGCATAAAATTATTTGCCATTGCAAATCCAGGCGATTTTTGGCTCATACTATTTACAGTGGCATCTGTAAACATACGCATTAATTCTGGACTCTGTTTGATGACGTCATTGAATCCAGGAGTTGCACTGGAAAGAGCTTTATTGGTGAAATTGACCACTGCTGCACTGAAGCCCAATCTTAGTAATAATGATAATTCGGGAGCCATCTTTCCGCCCTTATATTTCTCATGTAATTCTGAAAAGATTTCTTCATAACTATCAATATCTTCATTCACTTGCTCTCCCCATCCATCTAAATTCAATCCAAATGGGTCAAATGCTGCATTAGCATATTCTACTGAATTGACAAACGTCATGAACCACCATCCCTGTAGTTTGATACTGTCTTTCTTACGTTTATCTTCAAGCGCAGTTTCGTATTCATCTTCAACTTCTTCATAAGAAGAATCCATATTGAAGTGTGTAATGTTTTTGACTAATCCCTTTTCATACCATTCTTCTAATTTTTTTATCATGAGGCGCTTCTTTCTACGTTTCTCTCGGTCAGAAAGCTTAGAGCCACTTGATTCCATAGGAATATCATTCATTTTGGTATAACCATCCCAAGTACTGGTTTTTCCAATACTTTCCACTGTGGCAGACCCTAATTTTGAATCATTTACAACTGGTTCAGAAGATGCATCATTTGATTTGAAACCAAACATATTTCCTAAACCACTTAATAATTTCGATTCTCCACTAGCAGGAGGCGTTTGAGGAGTAGTATAATTTGCGCCTCCTGAAGATACGCCGGATAAATCATTCAAATCACTCTCTAATTTGTCTAGTTCTCCTAAATCAATCACTGTGTTTCCAGAGGATTTCTTTTTATCATTCATTAATAATTCAATACCACCTCCAAAATTAACAGATGGAGTACTGGACACATCATCATTAAAATTCAATGAAATTGGCTCTAAATTATCTAATCCAATGTCAATTACTTCCATGTTATGATAATAATATACTATTTATTTTTAAGTCTTCCGCATAACTTATTATTTTTTCTCGTTTTAAATACCATATTCCTTGTAAAAAACAATCGGCTAAATCATCGCGTTTTGTAGTATCGAGAACATGCACCCATGAAGACAATCCCTGGTTTTTTTCTAAAAACTGTTTGCAAAAAAATATTCCATCTTTTTTGTGTTGTTTGTAATTATTGTTCTCACAATCTTTCGCTAAATCTTTGAGTTTATTAGAAGAAGATACAAATTCTATATGAATATCAGGGCGTCCTCGCATAATAAAATATTGCGCCAACATACCTTGGATTGTTTTCATACGATTTGCTAAAATTCCGATTTGGTTTTCTAAAATCACATGAGTAATAGATCCATTTGTCATTTCTGGGATTCCATCCAATAATCGCGTCATGTTCTTTCCGATAGATATCAAGTCGGTATTATTTGCAGTTTTCTTTTTGGGTTCTTCGAGAACATGGTATGAATTTTCTTCGAAAAACGCCAGTATTTTTTGAAGTATGTCTTTTTTTGTTGAAGGAATCGCGGATTTTTCACCAAAAATTCTATAGGTCTCTGCTATCACCAATAAAGATTCATAATTTTGTTTTTTCAAATGAGGAGGAGAACATGTCTTTTCTGGAATTATCCATTGTAATGTTTTTGCATGTTTCTCGCAATAGGTCTTTCCATTTTTTTCATATTTCGATTTTTTTCCACAGTATTTAGGCGGTTCGTTTTTCTTCGTTTTCAATTCACACTGACATGGAATAGTCGAAGATGTACTTTCATTCATGAGATTCAATATTTCCCATTTTTGAATAATAGGTGGAGAACCTGAAGCACCTTCGAAAACACACACCGCCATGTTTTTGATTCCAATATCAAAACTCGCTAATTTCATATAAGAGTATTCAGGGGATTTATTCCTAAATCATTTTTCCCAGAAAACACATAAAAATAATACTATTACTAAATGAATGAAAGTAGCTTTAATCAGTTATTCGAAACCATCCGAAGGCACTGATAGTCTACAAGACTTGGTTGCATATTGTGCAAGAGTATCTAATCCGGCAAACCAGGCAAACAAAGAAACGAATGAAAAATTAATTAGCTATCTGATTCGCAACAATCATTGGTCGCCATTAGAAATGGTAAGCATATGTCTAGAAATAGAAACTACTCGTGATATTGCTAGACAAATATTGAGACATAGGTCTTTCTCTTTTCAAGAGTTTTCACAACGCTATGCAGTTGCCGACCTAGACTTTGAACAAAGAGAAGCACGTTTACAAGACAAAAAAAATAGACAAAGCAGTATAGAAATTGAAGATGAAGAATTAGAACAAAAGTGGGAGAGTATACAATCCACTGTATCGCAACAGGCGACCGATGCATACAAATGGGCATTAGAAAACGGCATAGCAAAGGAACAAGCAAGAGCAGTATTACCCGAGGGAATGACTAAATCCAGGCTGTATATGAATGGCACATTGCGTTCCTGGGTGCATTATATTCAATTACGTTCTGGGAACGGTACACAGAAAGAACACCGCGAAGTTGCAATCGAGTGTGCTGGAGTAATAGAGTCTATTTTTCCTATGATTCGTGAATTTGTTTCGAAAAATTCATAATTATGTTGCGTGCGCAATTATGAATTACATATCTGCAATAGATGGAGCCATTTTTCTTGCATTCAGCTGTTCAGCAGTAAGATATAATTCTTTTAAATCACTGGTTTGATAACCGAATGGCTTTGTGTTATCTAAATAGGATTTATAAGTGTATGGTACAGTGTTATGTTGTTCTGGAGCACTTGAATATCTGGCTACATAACCTATATCATTCAAAGATTCTGCTTGAGAGTTTTCTAGAATAGATTTTGCGTTCTCGGTAAGATATTTTCTAAATTCCCAGTTTGTTTTTAGTCCGGTAGATGCTAAAAGATTATTATTTATTACTGAATCTTGTGTCCAGGATGCTACTATTACTCGTCCATCTTTCATGAAAGGCGGAAAATCTTTGTATAAATTGTGTGTCTGAAATCCGTGAGTAGATTTAGGGATTTCTTCTGGCTTAGTATATGCTGAATTTAAGTCTAATCCTGATAATGGCATATTCAAAATATATTTATATAGACTAAATATATTTTTATAGTGGATGATCCTTTATTCACATGATTCTAATAATTTAACAAGCTCTTGTTTTTTTAATTTACTTGGGTCGGTAGAGAGCCCCTTTTCTATAACCATTGTTTTGAGTGCAGATAAACTCATTTTTTTGTAAAAATCTTTACCGTCTTTCGCGTTTTCTGATTCTGTTTCATTGTTTGAATTATTTATTTTATGAATAACGATGTCTTCTTCTTTGAGTTCATTTATGTTTTCTAATGTGGCATTTATTTCGGTGAATTCTAATATTCCTAAATTATTGGCATCTGTATCTTGTTCATCTATATCTACGCTGATTATTTTGATATCCGAATTTTGGACGTTTTCAGATAGTGTATTGGTTATATGTTCTTCAGGTTCATCTTCAGAATCCGAACCTTCATCGGATTCATCTTCAGAATCCTCATCAGAATCTTCATCAGTATCGTCGTCTTCTGGGTCTTCGGGGTCTTCTTCCTCTAAATGTCTTTCTGGCATTTCTTTAGAAAAATCATTTTCCATATTGTCATTAAACATTACATTAAAATCATTCATATTCATTGGATTAAATCCATTTGAAAAAGATACCATATTCATTTTTTCATCATGCAAATTGTTATTTTGACTTTCGCCTAAATAAGTAATATTGACTTGCATATTTTTTATTTGTTTCACTATATTATTTATTATTTCAAACATAGTATCTTGTTTTTGTTCTAATACAATAATACGTTGTTTGAAATGATAGACAATCATAATTATTAAAATAAATGATATACCCAAGCTTATAAAGAAAAACGTTTCCATAAAATTAAAAACACCCATGTTATTATCTAGTAATATAAAATATCTATCATCCAAACGAGAAAATTTGTAGAAAATTTCTATTCTAATTTATATATAAACCATTATATAATGGAATCTATAAAACCCGCAGTGGAATCATTAAGACCAGCTGGAGCCTATGATGATTTATTTAGCGCAAAAAACCTTATTATTATTGTGTTATGTGTTTTATTAATATTATCATTTTTAGGCATAAATTTATTGATTATTGGTGGAAATATAGTGGATACTATTTTAAAAATATTTGGTCCATTGATTAGTCAAGTATTATCTATATTTGGATATACAACAGGAACATTATTGAACATCGGAGCAGATGTTGCCGGCGACACTGCTAAATTTGGAATTGATATTGCTGAAGGGTCTGTTCATTCTATTGGAAATATATTGAAAGATGCAAGTCAAGGTAATGTTAATCCAGAATCTAAAAATAGTTTAGACAATGCATTGAAGAATAATATTTTCAATGGCAACAAAGACGATAGTAAAAGTAATTTAGATAAAGCAGTAAATGATAGTAAATCTCAAACTGCTAGTACCCCTTCACCAGATACTAGTGAAAATCCTATTCAGAAACCAATTACTTCGGGTAAATCTGGATGGTGTCTTGTTGGTGAATACAAAGGAAAACGTGGATGCATTGAAGTAGCTGAACAAGACAAATGTCTTTCTGGACAAGTATATCCTTCTCAAAAAATGTGTTTGAATCCAGTTCTTACTCCAAATGTATCACATAATCCTATAGCACCTCAACCACCAGTATACACATCTGGAGAATTTTTCAATAAAGTATATCCACCAATAACACCTATGCAACAATAATATATTTCAGAAAAATACACATAAACATATTGATTATATGTATTATATTGCATGAACATGCTACACGTAATTTTATTAGAAAATGATAACGTTATATTACATAAAAGTAGTGCTAAATATGACTATGAAATTATGAATGAATGTATTGAAAACTACGAATTTGCAAAAAAAAATAAACCAGTATTATTTTTAGAAAGAATACCAATTACTGAAAACCTAGATATAGATGAATGTGTGAAACACTATATGCAATATTATGGATTTGAACATGTACGCGGCGGTTCTTATACGAATGTATCCAATGAACAATATCACGAATTAATGAAAGAATTTTCCAACAAAGATGCTACAATATTATTGGATGATTTGAAATATTTTGTACATGAAAACACTAGATATACAATTGATCGTACAATTATCAATAGTATACAATGGTTGATAGATTCTATTCAAATAAAATACAATATTTATAAATACAATGAAACTTATCCAAATACAATGATACAACCTATTACTTTGTTTTTTAGTGAAGACGGAGTAAAAGAATATAGAAGTTTGATGATAGCATTGAACGCCATATACAAAAAAAATATGAATCCTAAAATGGCATCTACATACCCTGATTATATTGAAAATCCATCTGTATTTTTTGACTCTTTGTTTTTTTCAAATGAAGAAATACCATACGATCATGTTGCCATTGCTAAATCTGTATGTGATTATTTTGAATATTTGACGTATTGTATAATAAATAAATATGAAGAATTAGAGTTTGATTTGTCGAATAATTCAGATAATTTATAATGAAATAGTTGACGTATAACTGTCATATTTACTATTAGTTCCAGTAATAGTAATTGATTTTGTAGTATTAGTATTATTCGTATTTACTATACAATTGGTTGATGTATTGGGATTTGTTGAATTTACAATAGCATAATATTCGATATTTTTATAATAATCCGATTGTAGATAATTCTCATCATTGATATTCAAATTCGTATTGATATTTATATAAAAATCATATATATAACCTTTTGCAGTATATAAATTGATATTATTGATAATTATATATCCAGTAAATATATTTGCGGAAAATGGGTTCAAATCAGAATTGCTTGTATTGATATTCAAACTATAACTACTTGTCAAATCGTATGTTGGAACTACTCTTTTTACTACTCCGGGTAAATTCAATGAACTACCGTTATAAAATACATTAAAAGTGGTGGTTAGTATTTGTATATCGCTATTTTTTCTTATGAAATCTATATCATAATTTATATTATTAAGACCACTTACATAAATATTGACAGGTATTTTTAATGAAAATGTATAATCAGTATCATCTATGTTATCTTTTATATATAATGAACCGATCAATGGAGTACTATTTGTATCACATTTTACATTAGAATACGAAGTATATTTCCATTGTGTATCATCTGTAAAATATAAGTCCGTATATTCACGTATTACTTGATAATTATACAAAGGTATATCTGGGTTTAAATATAAATCTTGCACAGGACCAGGTACATTCGAGTAATAGGTTGGTTTGTAAATAATAGTATCTGGGCAATTTTGTGGTTTAGCTTTACCACTCACTAACTGAGCATATTTTTGTGATTTTGTCAAACTATTTTGAAGCGATTTTTTATTACTTGCTTTGTATTCTAATATTTCTGCTTTTCTTCGCATATCTAATTCATATTGCTTGTAAGTAGGATAGGGTGAACTTACTAAGTTATCATAACGTATTGGTATAGTTGAAGATACTCTACTTCTACGTAATTGTTTAAGTACATCGCACTTATCTGACATATATAATTATAAGCATATAATTATATAATGAAATATTTATGTCTTATCAATATACCATGATGATGACAAATATGTAGAACCATAATTAGTAACAGAAGTATTCAATTTACTTGTAGATAAGTTTGGACCTGCCGAAACAATATTTGTTATTTCAAAAATATTCAAAGCGCGACTATAATACCGTAAATCTGACAAATAACCAGAAAATCCGCCATTTTGACACACATGTATATCTTGATAGTTTTGTTTTGGTACATCTGGAAATTTTAATCTTTGTGTTGCAACTCCATTAATATAAATGTCCATTACGTTGTTTTGCATACGAAATATTACATGAAACCATTTTTTCAATGGAATATTGGTTATGCTGGTAGCTTGAGATGTATTTTTTTCCGAAACAGTATTCATTACAAGATATAAAGTTGGGTCGGTTGAACTACTTAAATATAATCCAGGTCCATTATTAACATTCGATATTCCAGTTGTTGCATCAAAACTATTATCTCCTTTATTGAAAATATGTTGGTATTTATCAGATGGAGTCGTACGTATATTTGCAATATTTAACCATATACACCATGTAAATTCAATACCGGTTTTTTGATTATTTGAACGAAATATTGTTACAGAATCCGTTATTTTAGGATCCTGTGTAATGACTGTCGGCTGTGAACCCGGTAATAATCCTTTTACAACATATGGATTTTTGTTTGCTTCTGTGAAATATCCTACTAAATAAATACCTAAACGTAATAAAATCATGAATACAATGATAACTATGAAAACGAATGCAAATCTAGCAATCAAACTATTGGATTGTAAAAATTCAGTACTTGCTTCACCTACACTTTTAGATGAAAATTCGTTTACTGTATTGGATACGGAATCTTTTAATGTATTATATTGATCCATTACATTGTTTGTAATAGAAGAACCTGAATCTGATATTTTATTATAATTTTCAGATGCAACACTAGATGCATTATTAAACATACTAGACAATGAATCCTTTGCTTTATCGAATGTATTGGTTATATTATTTTGTACGTTTCCCATAGTATTTTCCATAATTATGTGTTATAACATATAATTATATTAAAATTTTCATATAAAATCATTAATAAGTTATTTGACTTATTACCAAATCATCTTTTTTAATGGATAGATCTATACCATATTTTCCTCCACTATAGCCATTTCCAGCCATATATTTGGACCACACTTCTTGAGGATTTAATGGTTTAGAAATATATTCAAAACCGGTTAAATATGCATCGAAATTTCCAAAGTTTATGCTATATGCGGCTGGCATAGTTGGAGTAGTAGCCAATTGTCTTGAAACAACTAATTTTCCATCTAAATAACAATCCGCTACATTGGAATCTACACTGATCACTAGATGTACCCATTTTTGTATTGGGAAGTTATTAGTAATAGTAATGCTAGAATTTCCACGTACGATGGCTTTCAAATCAGGCGAAGTTGTTCCTAAAGTTAATGAAATTATAGGATTGATACTATCTCCTGAATAATATATTAGTTTGTTAGAATTTTTATTCCATGTGTTTACATAAACCCATGCGCAGTAAGAAAATCTATATGAATTTGGGCGTGTTAATTCAGATGAAGAAATAGAACTATTACCATTATTCAAATTATACAGTTTATCTTTTACATTTCCGCTTGATTTTTTACTAAAATAGTATAAAGAATATAGCAAAATTATTATTATAACTATCAAAACAATAACAATGGTATCCATATATATAATAAAAATATATATTTTTTTATACATTCAAAGGAGGATTTCTCATATGTAATAAATTGTATAATAACATTATTTTTTCAGGTAGTAAAATTTCAGTGTGATAGCTTACATTGCATATAGCTCCCTGTAATCCATTTTTATCCCCTATAGTAATTGTATCTGTTGGTAAATATTCTGGAACATTGTCTGAAAATTCGAAAGTTCTTTCTAAAGAACCATTTATGTATAAATCTACTTTGGAATCTACATAATTAAAAACGAAATTATTCCATTTTTGATTTGGTAAATGTAATTCATATTTTGCATCTTGAGAAGTATTGGAAAAGGATATTATATAGATATCTTTGTTTGGTATACGTGTATTTTTGGATTGATTTTTGTAATATATACTTGGTTTTCCTCCACCAAAATCGAATATTTTTGCACCATTTTCATATGCATTATTGGATGAAGATTGCGGATTCAAATAAATCCACATGCTAAATGTATAATTTCGTCGATATACTTGTTCACTGTTATATATAACAGTATCATCTATAGGCTTCAATAAGAATAATGAACTATCTCCTATTGGTATTTCTCTGTCAAGAAATATTGGTCGATTCAATATAATGCTTTTATCTGATTGAGATAGTTTGTTTATCAATACGGGGATGTATACATAAAGTAATACTAGTACTATTTCTAAAAACAATAATATTATTACTATATTAGGAGTTATTCTGAATTGATTCAATAAATATTGTAATCCATCGTTGAACAAACAAGGTAAGAAAAATAATAAATTAATGAAAAAACCAGACCATCCTGTCATTTTCTTCAATTCTCCAGAAAATACCTTGAAACAAATACCTAAACCAACAATGAAAATAATGAATAGTAATATATTCATCGAATAACTGCTATAGTAGAGTGTCGTTGGGTTCCATGATATAGAGAAATAGCTATATAATACTATCATCATCATTATAAATCCTCCTGCCAATAATAACATGATTGGCATATCATCCATATTGATGCTTGGTGAAAAAATAAATATACTGATTAATAATGGAATCAAGATAATTAATACATATGGAATAGTATTTTTATTTACTGCAGTTGCATCATTGGATGATTTATAGATTAAAAAAGAAGCCAAAACTATTACTAGCAATACTCCTAAATATTTCATCAAACATCCAAAAAATATTTTACGGTCTTCTTCTTCTTTCATTTTTAATAATTCTGCAATCTGGTCCAATACGACTTTAGAACTATTATAAGAAGATTTTGCAAAACGTATTGCATCTGTTGTAAAAAATTTTATCACCATATCATTTATAAAATATTGTATCATGTTACTAATAGAATACACAGGATTACCTATTTGCGTATCTATCAAAATAATAATGATCGCAGCAAATGCAAGCAATAATGCAAACCCTAATGCAATTCCTAATCTTTGACTAATTGTATATTTTTGCGTTTTTTTGATGAATTCAACTATAGAAGTTATTATGGATACAGATATAAAGGATATGATAAATGCAATTATTGTATTGTATATGGAAAATGAAAAAAATAATATGAATATTGAGATAAAAATTCCAGAATAAACACCATTTCGTACACTTACATTTTTGATTTTCTTGAATTTATTATTTGTGTCTTTTATGAATTTATTTATTTTTTTAATGGATAATCTTAATTTCAAAGGTATAGTGGGTCTATCTAATCGAATTTCATCTCCTTCCATTTTCTTATATATTATACATAAAGTAATTTTGTAATTATTTTATGTTATAGATTTTCCATAGCAGTTTTTTCACCATGACAGTCTCTACATAATGCTACTAAATTATCCACATGATTACTGCCTCCATATTCTAATCTTATTTTATGATCTACTTCAAACCAGGCAGGTAATTGCTTTGCACAACTACCGCAATGCCAGTTTTGGCTTGCTGCTACGAATTTTTTCTTTGTTTCGCTTACGGAACGTTTCGTTGCTTTTTTCCCTGATTGAGTAATACGCTCATATTGTGATTTATGTTGTTGTATTGGTGGCATTTCTAAATAAGGTGCACCTAGTTGTTCTTGTGAAAATCCATGTTTCGCAGTGAAATCTAATATTGGCGATACTACCATGGATGCGTGTCTATCTACTGGAAGATATTTTAAATAATCATTGGAAGTGGTAATTATTTGTTTTGCATACAATGGATTTTTCTTGATCAACCAATACAACATCAATGCACCTAATACTATTCCTGCCATTTTGTAATATTTTGTCCATGACATTGCGATTTTTAAATATTTGCCGTCCGTGTATATATTTGCAATTAAAAACGCAGTTATCAAAAATAATACTATTTCAAATCTCATTATTATAATACC